ATAAAAAAGAGAAGCAATTCTGCTTCTCTTTGATTGAAGTTGCGGAGGCCTGACCTTATTTGTCTTTTTATAAGATGATTGTAATTGAAAATCAATGATATACATTCCCGAAATTGGTTAAAATTATATGGGTATGTCCGAAATATGTCTGTTTTTTTATGTATTTTCTTTACATTTTATCCATCAATATTTTAATCGTCCTTTCTTTTTCTTTGAGTAACTGTTTCAGATGCTCTATTTCTTTATCTTTGTCTGCTATAACTCCAGCGGTAGCATTACCATATATGGAAGCTGCGCTTCCATCACCAACGACTGATTGATTGAGCTGACAATTCTCATCATCAAACCAATATGAAATGGGTATATTTAATATTTTAGATATTGCTTCCAATTTAGCGGCATCAATACTTTCTTGGGATTTCCATTTAGTTATAGTAACCGCAGTTACCCCCATTCTATCAGCAAAATCCTTTTGAATAATTCTTTTTTTTCTAAATAATTCATCTAATTGATTTCCAAAGTGTTTCATGTCTTTAATTAAAATAATAGGAAATTAATTATTAAAGCATTTGGAAATTAATTTCCTTAAATTTATATTTGCATTATAAATCTACAAAACAATATTCAATATTTAATTAAATATGGAAGAAAAAAAGAAGAAAAAAACAATTGATGGCATGGCATTACGAACCTATTTGCGCAGTTTACCAGTATGTGAATCATCTGAGATGGCTAAAAGGCTCGCTGATGAATGCAAGGTGCCAATTTATACGTTTAATAATTGGCGGAGTGGTTTGGTACGAATACCTGAACTAGCTAAAGACAAAATAGAAGAAGTGGCTGGAGTGAAAATATTTGATCGTGAATAACTTCTGATTTTTTAATTGTGAATGATATGAAAGTAATATTATTAGTAGGAGCTCCTCGATGTGGAAAAACTCAGTTGGCACTTCAAATGTGCGAAAACAAGTGTAGTGTTTTTTATGATGTTAGATCATCAAGTCTTAAAAATTTCCTGGAGCATATTGATACAAATGTTGATGTAATGGTGTTTGATGACATCCTGGAATGGCAGTTACAGTATTACGAGGCGTTGGTCAGAGGGGATTATTTTCAAGGTGATTTTACAGTTGTTCTGACAACAAATTATTTTCCGAAATGGGTGACAAAATATCCAAATGTATTGGTGCTGGACGAGATTGGTATAAAGAAGAATGGATCGTCTGTTATTGCTAAAGTAAGAAATTATGAAAGGTGATAAAATAGAAATGAATAAAGGATTGCTTGAGGCATGGCTTGAAGCAGTCCACGAGAACGATCTTCCTGTCAATATTCAGACAGGAAGGGAATTCAATGATTGTAATGGTGACCGGACAGTGGAGGTGCTTATGGAGTATGACGAAAGTGACAAGATGCTTTTTATGGGGGCTTTGAATGCTACGATTAATGAGTGGGCTGGCCTAGTTTGATTCAGATTTAGATATGAGTAAAAAAAGAACAATGCAAATAGACGTAATTGAGGAAGTAAAAGGAACTCAATTCATGCAATGCAAACTGTATATAGATGGCAATGCGAGTGTTATTCTTATGAATAAATTCGATTATGAAAGGCTGTTAAGCGATAGTTTTTTTGTGCGTGATGGTAAAAATTGGGATTCAGCCGGAGTGTTGAATACTACTAACACTTTCATCGAAAAAGATTAATATTTAAAACCGAATAGAAATGAATAAAATAGAATTAGATAAAATATATAACGAGGATTGTCTTGAGGGTATAAAACGCATTCCTGATGTAAGCATAGATGCGATAATAACCGATCCCCCCTATTTTATCGGGATGACGCACAATGGAAAAAAAGGGGATTACAATGACTTAATTATAATGAAGCCTTTTTTCGATTCACTTTTCAACGAATTTTCAAGAGTAATAAAGGAAAATGGGAAGGTATATATATTTTGTGATTGGCGTACTTATGCATTTTATTACCCTTTGTTATTAAAACATATCAATGTGCGGAATATGCTTGTATGGGACAAAATTAGCGGTCCGGGTAGTAGTTATACATTTACTCATGAATTGATATTATTTGCTGAGAAAGGCGTTCCCTATATGAAGGGGAGCAATATATTTCGTTTGCCCGGTTTTTCAGGAGGAGCGAAAAAAACGAATGGGGAGATGCTCCACCCGACACAAAAACCTGTGGAAGTCATAGAAAAACTTATTACTGATTCTACCCAAGAAGGTGATTTGGTGCTTGACTGTTTCATGGGTTCAGGTACAACTGCAGTAGCCTCAAAAAAACTTAACCGGAATTTTATCGGTTTCGAAATTCAAGAAAAGTATATCACTATATCTGAGAACCGATTAAAACAGGTCGGAATGCAGTCTACTTTAGATTTTAAATAACAAATTCAAAATAAATATGAGAAAAAAAACAAAGAGCTGCACGAGATGGAGTACGAGAGGACTAAAATAGTGAACCGGGACAAGATGTCAATGAATTGAAAGGGGCAAAGTATTCTGGGAACATCATCATTTTCGGTCCATTCCGGGTTGCTGCAATCCGGTAATTTTGTGTTGTCTTATGGAGTTGCGGCTTATTTATATAATTATTTGTTATGTATTTTAATGAAAACGAAATATCAAGGATAAAATCGGCGTCGGATGGCAGGCTGCTTGACGTTGTGCAAGATTTCCGGGAACTGAGAAAATCCGGCAAAGATTATGTTTGCGAATGCCCTAAGTGTAGAAGCGCGAAAAAGTTCACGGTCAGCCCCGGCAAGAATCTGTTCAAGTGCTTTTCCTGCCAGATTGGCGGGGAGGGTGCGGTATCGTATCTGATGAATGTCGAGGGATACGGTTATACGGATGCGCTGGAATACCTTGCAAAAAAATTCTGTGTCCTACTGGATCCACATCCGGATAAACCGAAGGAAAAACCAGTTCGGAAGATGAAAAAGGGAAGCAAGGCTGCCAAAGGGCAGGACACAAGTTCTTATTGCTCCCGAATGCTGGCCGCCTCGGGACTGACATTCGAGGATGTCACCGCCAATGTGTACAAGACTGACGATACGAAATCCGTGTTCCAGTGCCGTACTTTCAAACCGGGAACGATTGACGAGCGGGGAATGCTGACGGCCAAGGGGGATGATGTCATTATAGAATATTATGATCTGGACGGTTTTCCTGTCCGTTATGTCCAGAAGGATTCCAAGCGCAGGGCGGCTGGCGAGATGAAGGAATACTACCGCATCCGCTGGCAGTTCCCGGAAATGCATCTGGACAAGGAAGGGAAACCTTTTAAATACAAGTCGCCACGAGGATCCGGAACTCCTATATATATTCCGGAAAAGATACGGGCAGCCTTCAAAAACGGTACGAAGATAGACCGTCTGTATATTCAAGAGGGTGAGAAAAAAGCGGAGAAGGCGTGCAAGCATGGCATTCCATCCATAGCCGTGTCGGGTATACAGAATCTAGGAAATAACGGTTCGTTGCCGGAGGATTTTGTCAGGATCGTCACCGGCTGCCAAGTCAGAGAAGTGGCGTTTGTTTTTGATTCGGACTGGGATGACATATCAAGCAATATCAAAATAAATGATCCGGTGGAGAAACGGCCTAGGAATTTCTATTCCGCCGCCAGGAATTTCAAGGAATATATGCGTAGCCTGAAGAACCGTGACATCTATCTGGAAATATTTGTAGGGCACATCCGTAAGAATGACGCAGGAGACAAGGGCCTTGATGACTTACTGGCCAACACCCTTTTGGGAAAAGAGGATGAGCTGTCCGCGGATTTTGACTATGCCTGCAATGACAAGAGGGGTTCCGGCCGATATGTGGAGATGTTCAAGATTACCGGCTTCACAGACCACAGGCTGATGGAGCTTTGGTGCCTTCACTCCCATGAGGCGTTTGCTGAACGGCACAAGGATCTGCTGAAGAATCTTCCGGAGTTCCTGTTCAACCGTTACCGCTGGAAATTCGATGAGGACGGCAAGGTCGTGTCAGCCCAGCCTTTTGATTCGGACGAGCAGTTCTGGCGGGTGGTCAAAAGAAATGAAGGAAAGGATAACGAGAGGACGGATTATGAGTTTTGCTATGTGAATTCCCAGAATTTTTTACAGAACCGCGGATTCGGACGCCTGAGAAGGCAGGACAAGAGTTTCCAATTTATCCATCTGGAACCTCCTGTAGTCCGCTCCATAGAGGCAAGCGACGCCCGGGACTATCTGTTTCAGTTCGCCAAGCATAATTGCTGCATGGGTGTGAACGAGATGCTGATCAAAGGCGTGTCGCAGTATGTCGGGCCGGACAAGCTTTCATTGCTAGAGTACATACAGCCCGAGTTTATCAAACCTTCCCGGGACAGCCAGTATTTTTATTTCGACAAATCGTGCTGGCTGGTTACCCGTGACAATGTGAAGGAAATGGGATATGAGAATATCTCCCATCACATCTGGGAGGAACAGAGACGTAATTATCCAGCCAGGTATCTGGGGAAACAGCTCGTCACTTTCAGGAAGGATGCCGATACGTATTCCTATGAGCTGACTGGGGACGGACACCGCTGCCATTACCTGCAATTCCTGATCAACGCCAGCAATTTCACATGGAGAAAAAAAAGTAGCGAGGTAACTCCGGAGGAGGAAAATGAGAATAATATCCATCTGCTTTCCAAACTGTGCGCCATCGGTTACATGCTGATGGAGGCGAAGGATACCAGTGTGGCGCGTGCGGTGATCGGCATGGACGGGAAGCAGTCTGAGGTCGGTGAATCAAACGGTCGTTCCGGGAAGTCCCTTATAGGGGAGCTCATGAGGAATGTCATGCCTATAGCTTATATTCCCGGAAAGAACTCCGACATCTTCAAGGATCAGTTTGTATGGAATGACGTGCTGGAGAAAACCAAGCTGGTGTTTATTGATGATGTACTGCAGAACTTCAATTTTGAATTTCTGTTTCCGAATATAACCGGCGACTGGAGTGTGAACTACAAGGGAGGGCGGCGTATCACGCTGTCATTCTCGCAGTCCCCTAAGATCTATATCGCCACGAACCACGCCATTCGTGGAACCGGGTCCTCTTTCACGGACCGCCAGTGGCTGCTGGCATTTTCCGACTTTTATAACGACAAGCACAAGCCGGCTGATGATTTCGGCTCGTTATTCTTTACCGAATGGGATTTTGACCAATGGAACCTGTGCTGGAACCTGCTGGCCAACTGTATCCAACTGTATCTGACATTCGGCGTGGTCCAGGCACCGGGAGAACGGCTTGAAGAACGCAAGTTGCGGCAGGAGATCGGGGAAACTTTCATTTCCTGGGCCGACGAGTATTTCTCCGCACCGGAGCATATCGGTTGCCGTCTGGTGAAGAAGGACCTGTTCGATGCCTTGTGCTTGTATGATCCGGCCCAGCGGAAATACAACACTCCCGCTTCATTCAAGAAAAAATTCGTCATGTATTGCAAATGGAAAGGCTTCGTATTCAATCCCCAGAAATATGACAGCAAGACCGGACTCCCCTATCAGGTTGACAAGGACGGACGCCCTGTCGTGGATGACAAGTCCGGCGGAGTGGAGTATTTCACGGTCGGTACCGGCAAGGAGATCATACAACCGGGAGAGGATCCCTTGGACCCTGATCTTCCGGGAAATTTGAGACTGGACTACTGATATGGCACGAAGTTATCAGGAAATATTGGAAAAGGTAATGCCTCTGGCCGGGCGTGACCCGGGCCGTTTCAAAAGGTTTTATGACCGGGTGACGGAGTTATTGCTCCGGATTCCCGAGGGAGGATCCATCATTGTATCCGAGCACTGCACGGCCCGCTCTTTGGAACTGTTCATGGATGTGGCCGAAATGTGTATCATAGAGGAGCTGTTCCATAAGAGCATGAATGACGCATTGCTGGAGTTTTCTGATGACAGGAGTGAGATCCGGCGTTGTCCGGCCTGGCGGCCTGCGGTCCCTTACAGGCATTTCTACTCGGATAGAAATGTATGATATATCCCAATTTATATCATTGTAAAGTTAGTGATTTTTAGTGAGATATGCAAATAAAAAGGAAGCAATATGCTGAAAAAAGAGAATAAAATTTTTGTGGCGGTATGTCCTGATGTCCGGACACGCAGACAGATGATTTCAAGGCTTGCGGTCAGGCTGGGGTTCGCCCTGATACCTAGTGATGCGGCCAAGCTGATACAGGAGGATCTTTATTCCTGTGATCTGTCCACGGCTTATTTCGTGATGTGCGCCCAGTATAACTTCAGGAACTCCCCTGTGACCAACCAGAGGCTCTATGAAATGGCCGCCAGAGGCTTGTGTGTTATTGTGGGCGTGCGGTCGCTCCCCCGGGAATACGAATTCATAACGCAGGTATTTTATCCTGAAGACATATAGTTTGAAAGTCCGGTTTTCCGGACTTTTTTGTTTCCCCTCATACCCCTTTTCCCCGGAAAAAACATTTTGGACAATCGTGCGGTCTGTTCGAAAACGGGCCGGCACATATATTCTTTTTTTATTTTTTAACTTTTAAGAAAGATACCCTTATAAAAAATGAAGAAATTTTCGTGCAATCGTGCAGATACGTTTTTTTTGATTGTAATGTATTGATATATAAATATTTATGTCTGCACGATTTTTGCACGATTCCGTTCGATTTGTTCAAAAACGTATTTTATGGCTTTTTGTGCGTGGTTTTACATTTCGTACGAAAATCGTGCGCGAATCGTGTAGCGTATAATATGCTGATATATAGCGTGTTATGATGATATCAATCTTCGGATCGTACGGTTGCACAAAAATCCCCCCTTTGTTTTTCAAGGGGTGTTGCAACGGCCTTCATGATTCTTTTGGCAGCCGGCCATCTTTAGCCGGTTGTTCTTTGACTATCTCAATTTAAATCATTACTTTTGTATAAATACATAAGTATATGATTACCACGAAGATAACGATAGAAAATTATTTAGCCGAATATCTAATAGGCAAGTATGGAACTCCGGACAGCAAGGTTGTCCGCCTGCCTTCAGATCTTGATTTGTACCATTTCGTCTATGATCTTTTGCAGAAACGTCCTGCCGGATGCCCTGTGGATAGCGGAAATCTGGAGCTTGTGTTGCCGGAGCGCCGGGAGGCACACCTTCCGGGTGGCAAACCTTTAGCTACCTATAATTATATAGGCGAGAGGGGAGCCAAAATACTTTCCAGAAAGATAAACACAATGATGCGTGCGGAGCTTCATGACCTGTTTGATGAAAACAAACATGTCTATGGTATAGACTACATCAATTCGGCTTGGTACTTTCTCCGGAAGTATTGTATTGAGAGCCTGAGCGTGGAAGCACTTCTGAAAGATTACCAGCGCTGGAGGCGGAAGATGCGTCGTAAAACCTCCGTTCGAGAATATAAACACAGATAATTTTATGTGACGTAGCGTGTCGTTTTGTCTTTTCCATGTCCTTTTTGGGGATGTTTTTATGTGGAAAAATGGTCTTTTCATGACCGGGTGTGATGACCGCCTCTCCGTGTCCTTGTTCATGGATGGATCTGTTCTTTATTTTGCAGGAAAAAAGAACGGATGAATCGTATTCAGTTAATATTCAATGAAAAATGGGCCATGGCTAGAGAGGATTATTACAATCTGGTCTCACTGATCCTTCCTTCAATACATTCCGGCAATTTTAAGGAGGTAGAGGCATTTTTTGAGAAAGATACCGTGGCCGCATACGCATCGGATCTGAATTTTGTGGGGCGATGGAATTTGGAGGATAGCGATCTTCCTTCCGACTCGGTTGCCGTTATTGTGCTGGAAGGGACGCTCTATGCCTGGGAGACGTTCCGCCTTCAGGAATATATTGCACAGGCGGCAGCTAATGACCGTATTGCAGGCATCATTTTGTGGATAAATGGACCGGGGGGAATGATTACCGGTCTGGACAATGCGTCAAAAATGATATCCGAATGTCCCAAACCCGTAGTCGCTTACATTGCCGGAGCTTGTGCTTCCGCACATTTTTGGCTGGCGTCAGCCGCAGACAAGCGCTTTCTTGGCTCGTTGATGTGTGAGGTGGGTAGTATCGGTGTTGTGGGTACCTATTATAATGCCAAGGAGGCCTTGAAAAAAGAAGGAATCGATTATCGGGAGATTTACCCGGATTCGGCCGATTTGAAAAACAGGGAACACCGGGAGATTGCGGAAAACAATAACGAGGAACCTTATAAGGAAAAGCTGTCAAAGCTGCACATGATGTTCTGCCGGACTGTTTCGGAGAACCTTTCCATCGCTTATGACAAGGACTCCCCCGTGTTCCGCGGGGCAACCTTTATGGGTGATGAAGCGGTCAGGGAAGGACTGGCAGACGGTTATAACACTTTGGAGGGAGCTGCGCGCTGGATTCTGGCGCAGTCCGTCATCAACAAGACAAATCAAATCTTTTAAATTTTTATTTTTATGGGAAAGTATTCTAAAATGTCCACCTTCGCCGGCGCAATCCTCGGGTTGCTGGGGCTGAAGGAGTGGAAGAAGGCTGAGGACAAGGATATCCTCGATGCCGATGATGTAGCCAAGCTGAAAGAACTTGGCTTTGATGAGAGGTTCATTACTCCTTTCGGGGAAGCGTTGAAAAATGGTTTTAAGGATGAGGAACCGCAGGCCAGTCCTGTTGAGAACTCGGGAGAGGCGCTGATTCGTGGTCTGCTGGCGCAGAAAGTATCCGAAATGGCTTCCTTGCAGGAGCAGTTGGATGCAATAAGAAAGACAGACGGGGAAAAGACGCAGGCCATCACCCGGAAAGATACCGAAATAGCTGAGCTGAAGCAGAAGATTTCGGTACTGAGCGCATTGCCAGAACCGGACCATGGTGCGGGTGCCGGTCTGAAACAAAATACGGGTGCCGGTGCCTTCAATCTGGATGATGACAAGCAGCTTGGAGGTATGCAGGGTGAGATGTTCGCACTGGACCGTCCGTATAACATGCGTGCCCGCGCCGCTCTGCTCGCATGTCAGGGAATCAATATTCAGGTCCGTGCGGAAAGTTCCGTGGATTATAGCCGTCTGAAGGAGGACCTTGGTGCGTTTTACCGTATCCGCTGGCAGGACCGTTTGCAGTCATTCCTGACCAAGCTCCCCAGTATTGAGAGCATCTTCCCGGTGGAGAGCGGATATCAGGATTTAGCCACTCTGGTCAACATCTGGCTGGGTGAGTTCTCGCAGGCTGACAACACCTCCAGTGATTTCGACAATGTCACCAAAGGTGAATATGAGTTCGACAACGAGACATTGCGTATGTTCAGTGTCATGTTCGCCCATAAATTCCGTGACCTGAAGCAGCTGGAAAAAACCTGGATCGGCTCTCTCAACAAGGAAGGATCACAGGCGATCAAATGGTCGTTCATTGAATACATTCTGGCGGAAACAGCCAAGAAGCTGCATAACGAGCGTGAACTGCGCCGTATCAATGGCGTGCGCAAGGATCCTGACCTTAACAAGCCGGGACGTGCCATGGAAGCGGCCGACGGTCTTTATGAATGGCTGAGAAAGAAGGTTGACGGTTTCATTGATATTAATAATGGGAAGACCGTTTACCAGATCAAGCCGTTTGTGCTGGGTGAGATCACGGAAGCCAATATCGGTGAGAAACTGTTCCAGGGTACGGGAATGATTCCTGCCGTGTACCGTGACAGCGGGCAGCTGGCCCTGTATCTTCCCAGCTATATGGTAGTATGGTATCACAAGTACAACGAGCTGCACTATGGTGTGAACCAGGATTATAAGGCCAATATGATGTACATTAAGGAATATCCGGCTGTGAAGCTGATTCCGATTCCTAATGCGGACAATCACCAGCGTATTTTCTGGACGATGGAGGGCAATATCAAATGCTTCGAGCATGTGGCCGGTGAAATGACAAATTTCAGCTTGGAACAACAGGACTGGACGCTTAAGGTATGGTCCTTGTGGAAGGAATCCATCTGGGCGCGTGCGGTAGGTTTCAAATATACGAAAAAAGAGGATATGGACGGCAGCCGCCAGATGATCTTCTGTAACGAGTATGACCGACCGGCATCTTCCTTCATTGACGGGGAGAAGGACAAGAACCCGAATGTAGCCCTGCATACCAGTGTGCAGACCGTGGCCAACACCAGCCTGTTCACCATTACGGATATTGAGAACGCTGAAGTGGGTAAGATTGTCACCATCAAGTGTGGCAGCGAGGACAAGGGGGTAAAGATCACCAAATCCGATAAGTTCAGCTTGATCAGTGCCGACTGGATACCGAAGAAAGGGGACACCATACGTCTGATGAAACGTTCTGACGGGAAATTCATCGAAATTGGACGTGATACGGCAGCTTCCGGTGCATTACAGTTCGCCAACGATGCAACCACTCCATCCTTGGCAGGTGCGACGGTGTTCGTAACGGGAACCAATACCCAAGCGACGGCCATCACGAATTTCACAGATGCGGTGGAAGGTGAGGTGTATACCATTCACGGGGCCGGGAATACGAATGCGTCCACTATCGCTAATAGTGGTAATTTTGTTCTGACTGATGCCATGACGCTCAGTGCCGGCAAATTTATCATGCTGACTTATGCAGGTGGCAAATTCTATGAGGTGGCACGTGGTTAAATTTACGGGCGGAGTAATCCGCCCCTGTTATTCATTTTAAATTGTTATAATTATGGCATACGTTAAAAGAGCAGTGAAGCGCCCGGAAGGTAATCCGGGTAAAGGGATCAACCCGCGCGACATGATGAGTATCATTGATGTGGATGATATTCTGGTGTTCCCAGTACGTGATTCGGCCGGTGTGTTGATGACCGAGAACATACAATTGAAGCCTGGATGTTATTCTACTGACATCTATTTCACTCCCGGTACTGTGGAGGTTACAAGCAATACAGACGGAGATCCTGACGCACTTGGTTTCACCCCTACGGTCAAGGGGAACCATCCGGGAAACAAGCAGGCGGTCCGTGAGTTCAAGACCAACTGGCTCGGCCGGAAATGTATCGTAATAATGAGTTACTGTGACGGTCAGGACAAGGATCTGTTCGGTTCCCCCTGCAATCCCATGCAGATGGGAGTCAACTATACCGGTAACAAGGATGCAAACTCCTCTGAATTCACTTTTACCCAAATCAGTAAGGGGGACGACATCGCCATTTATAAAGGTACTGTTCCTTCGGAAGAACCGGTGGCCAGTGTGACTGCGTCTGCCACCACCATCCCGTTTACGGCGGAAGGGCAGTATCAGCTTCAGGGTGGTGAGGCGGAAATAAACAAAGTGACCGGCGGACGGCACGGCGCAGTGATGACCTTGTTGGGAGTAGCGTCAGGTGTGGCTCCGACAATTGCCCATGGCGGCCAGTTCCTGCTGCGTGGCGGGGAAACCTTCACCGCCAGTCCGGGCAGCCAGATAACCCTTCAGGCTTTTGAATCCGGTTCCGGTACATGTACATGGATTGAGCAGAGCCGTTATCAGGCATAAGTCATATTCTTATTTTAGTGGTTTCATTATTTCAGGAAAGCGGGGCTTCGGTTCCGCTTTTTTATTTTTCAAAAGCATATTGTAAGTTTGTTAATAACAAACTTTTTCGTATACTTGCAGTATCATACAAGTGCGGGTGACTACAGATTAAAAACAAATATTCCGATAATCAATCGTAAATTGATGCAGTATGAAAAAATTGGATTTACTTCCTCTTTCTCCAGAGGTTAAAAAGAGACTTGATGAGTTTGCCAGACAGTATGCACGTATGGCGCATATTGTAATTGAAATTGTTTCCTTCTCCGAAGGCCGTCTGATTGTCCGTGCGGAGCAGAAGGATCTAGTGAATGGACAGTTCCTTTCCAAAAAGGAGCTTCACGAGCGTGTCCAGGAAATGTTTAAAGGTGAGATTCCGGAAGACTGGAAACTGACAGTTTCCGCTGTTAATTTTGACCGCAAGGATATTGACGGTATTACTGTCGAATGGGTCAGGAAACGTATGGAAAAATTAGGGATGAAGGCCAAGCACCTGAGCAATTATACCGGGATTGACAAATGTACGGTATCGTCCATACTTTCCGGAGACAAGGATCTGACCAAATGGCATAAGGTGGCATTGTATTATTTCTTCAAGTATTATGAGGTGGCGCAGTTCTGATCGGATGTGGCAATATGGTATTGCCCGGCAATTGCCGGGCTTTTTCCTTGTGTAATACATTGCAAGTGCTGTTGTTGTCAGGCAGGCAGAACGCCATTTCCGTTTTATGGTATGTGGAATTTTGCTAAAAATATATAATAAGCAAAAGATTATTCGATGTAAACTTGAATAATAAGCAAAAGATTATTATTTTTGAATGTCGATTAAAAACAGCATATAATGAGTAAGGAACAAATTAAAAAGGACCTCACAATGCAGTTGGGGGTTGTAAAAATGAAATTGAAACAATTGGTTTTTATTGAGGAACAGACCGGGATCAGGAGAACTGAAGAGATAAACGCCCTTCTTGACCGTCTGAACCTGATAGAGAAAATTCTTAAAGAGATGGAAAATGAGTAATAACAGTGTTCCCCAGCCTATGGGGAACTTAAAAAAAATAAAGAGATTATGACACTGAAAGAGGAATTGGACGCTCTACGTCCGTTAATGGGAACAGAGTCCGGGGAGTTTTATTCCCGGGTGAAACATATAGCTGGTACTTATACGAGTGAAGGGGACAAGAAGATGATTGCAGATTTCATGGATGAGTGCTTGAATGGGATTGGTGGTGAAATTGCTGGCATGGAGGAGAGAACCATAAAATTACAGCTTCAGAACATATCCGAGATCATATCGTTGTCTTTCATTGCGAAACATTACTTTGGCAAAACGAAAGAATGGCTATATCAGCGTATTAATGGTAATGTGGTCAATGGGAAGCCCTGCCGGTTCACAGACGAGGAGTTGGACAGATTCAATCATGCGCTGAAAGACATTTCTCAAAAAATAGGTTCACTCAGACTTTCTTATTGAAAGCTGTTTTTTATTCGACACCAATCCATGCAATTGAACCGTTGCATGGATTTTTTTACTCATTCCTGTCTTTTGCCCGGCAATTGCCGGGCTTTTTCTTTGTATGGTACATTGTAAATGTTATCGTATGAAAGAAAAAATTATTGCTTATCTGAGCGGTCCCCGTCCGTATCGTGAGGGGATTGCCTTGTACGAGGAGTACGGTCTTAATCTGATGCTGAAAGCCACTTTCCGACGGAATACCGAAACGGAACTGCTTCGTGCCACCCTGATGGAGGAGCTGCGCAAGCTTGCCGGACTTTCGGAAACAGCTTTCAGGACAATGCAACGGAAAGCGGCGGACTCTCCCCACATTTCTTCAGCTTTTATAGGGGCGGTGGGAGAGATCAATGCTGAGGAAACCACAGTGAATGTTCCTGTCACTCCGGTTGTGGAAAATGTGATTCGTTTCCGTGACCGTTTCCCCTTCCTCAATTCTCCGGACTGTCCGGATGTACTGAAAATACTGGTTGCCGATATGTTCACGGCCTATGATCTTTATTTGAAAACTTTCAGGGAACTGGGTGAGCTGCCGGATGACGCTGAACTGGAACAGGCGTTTGGCATAGCCAAAACAACTGTGGAGAATTACCTGGAGGACCGGAGTATCTGGGAGGAGTTGGAATATTACCGTGACAACCATGTGCTACTCGGGAAACATCCCCGTGTTGCCGCCTCTCTAGCTTCTGACGAGCTTTCTAACAAAAGTGACCTTGAGGTGATGAATATCCGTAAGAATGCGGCCAGCAATGTGTCCAAATGGAAGAAGAAGCTTGAAACCGTTGAAGGTGAGGAGGAACGTGCGAAGGCATTGGCGGCAGTGGATAAATGGGAGTCTATGAAATCGGCTGCCGAGAAGGAACTGGAAAACAGAAAAAAAAACTGATATTTCGGAAAGGGACGCTGGAGGATGGGATCAATGGGCTGCTCTTGAAAATGGAGCGTTTCTCCCACCCTTGTGACCGTGGCGAGTTTGCCCATTTACTGTCTGCAAAAAAATGCGAACTGGCGGACCTGGAAGAATGTTTGAACAGATTATCTTATGAATGATATTCCCCCTGACAGCCTGGCTCTGACTGGAGAGCAGAAAAATGAAGTCCGGCGTATGGCGGCTCTGGGCTATAGTCCCGAGGATATTGCCACCTATCTTGGCCTTGACGCTTCTGAATGTTTTCTTTTTGTTTATGATGCCGGTATTCCTGGAACCACCATTCGAGGGCTGATCCGTGAAGGCGTGCTTGTCTCACGGGCCGCTCCCGAGATAAAGCTGCACGAAGCAGCCGAGGACGGGAATATCGATGCCGTCAAGTTGCTGGCAGAGATCCAGGAACGCCGTCTTTTTGAGAATTTGTTAAAAGATATGGATGAATATGAGTGAATTGCCGGTCAGACCTTCAAGAGTGGACTTTGAAAAGGTTGATCTGAACCAGATCCAGCGCATTCTTTCCACCGGGACGTTGGATTCGTTGCGTCCGGAAGAGAGGGAGTATTTCTCTCTAATGGAGATGGTACGTGGTCTGCGTGCCAGGATGCGTTTTACTAACGGCAGGATGGTGACAAAGGCGGGAATAATCAGGCTGTTGAAATCGGAACCGTACAGCCTGTCCGACTGGATGGCCCGACAGGTGTATAATGACAGCATCAATTTTTTCTATACCCAGGACAACATCCGTCCGGAGGCGTTTGCTGCCCTGTATGCCGAGCGTGCCGAGAAGTGGGCGGACGCCGCTTTTCTGGCCGGCAAGATCAAAGAGGCAAGGGCTTTGTTGAAACTTGCCGGTGAATACCGCGGATGCTTCAGGAAGGAACAGGCGGAGATACCGGAAGAGCTTCTAAACCAGAAAAAGGTTGATATCTATACGGCCAGCCGTGAGGATCTGGGTGTTCCCGCCATTGATAGAAAGGAACTGGAGGGTTTCATCGACTCGATACCGGAGATACCTGTTGCTGTGCGTGATAATCTGAAAGAGGACGCACGGATAAGAAAGTTTGATTTGAAAAAACGTATGATTTATGATATCGAGGAATTTAGCGAGGAAGATGGCGAGTGATGAGGATGTGGATGTAAAATTCAGCCATAATGTCCAGATGCTGACCGATTTCGTGGATACGACCATTCTGGTTGTCATAGCCGGGCGTGGTATGTCCAAGAGTACGGTCATACAGTCCAGACGTTCATACAGGTGTATCTGGGAAATGCCCGGCGCACCTCTCGCTTTTGTCGCCAACACTTATGCCAATCTGAAGGACAACATCATGCCTGCCGTACAGAAGGGATGGGAGATGATGGGGCTGTACGAGGGGATACATTATATCCGCGGGAAGGAACCGCCGGCCTCCTGGAAGGCGAAATGCTCCATTATTGTCAATGATTACCGGAACTGCTATTCCTTCTGGAATGGCAGTGTTGTTTTTATGGGTTCGCTGGATAACCCTTCACTGCTTGCCGGCAAATCGGTGGTCCATCTGTTTTATGACGAGTCAAAATATGACAAGGACAAGAAGGTGAACCGTGCCATGCCGGTTCTGCGTGGTGATTCTCTCACTTACGGGGCATCGCATCTGTTTCTTGGTCTGACGATCACCACTGATATGCCTGATGTCAACGAGGGGGAATATGACTGGTATTTCCGTTATGCACCCAATATGGATCCAGACCGTATAATTCTGATTGTACAGGCGGCTTTTGAACGGAACGGGCTGCTGTTGAAGCAACTGCGCGAGCAGAAGAAAGACAATCCCAGTCACTCCGTACTGGCGCGTCTGGAAAGGAAAATAGATTATTATGACCGGGCCTTGCGCAAATTGCGCCGCGGACAGACATTTTTCCTTAACGCATCCTCCCTGGTCAATGTTGATATCCTGACCCCGGAATATATACGAAACTTGTATCAAGGTACCCTTGAACTGCATGAGTTCTGCAAATCGGTGCTGGGTATGCGGCCTGGGCTTCGGCGTGATGTCCGTTTCTATGTACTATTCGGGCAAAGGCATAAGTATTATGACGGGAGTCCCGGAGGAGAGCCGGCGGAAAATAGTCGGGAGTTGCGCTATCTGCGGCATGACGAGCCTTTGGATGGCGGCATGGACTTCGGCAACATGCTTTCATTCGTGATTGGACAGGAAGACGGAGCGTATTACCGATGCCACAAAAACTTTTTCGAGATACCTCCCGGGTGGTTCCGTGAGTTGGCTGACCAGTTCTTGGATTTCTTTGCCTCACATGAATGTAAGGAACTATCGTTGTATTATGACCGGGCCGGCAATAATTTTGAAAGACAGGGGGAGGATTATGCCAGGAAGATAAAGGATGCCATAGAGAAGGATGCCGATGGTCGGCGGACCGGATGGACCGTCATTCTGATGAGCCGCAGACAGAGCATCATCCCCCAGTCGGAGGAATACGGATTCATGCAGGAGTTGATGAAGGGAGAGAATGGGCAATTGCCCCGATTGCTGGTTGATGCGGTGAATTGCCGTGAAATGGTCAGCAGCGTTGAGAAAGCCCCAGCCGGCATCCGCTATAAGGGTGAAACCAAGGTGGTGTTCAAGATCAAGAAGAGTGAAAAGCTTGCCCCGAAGAAACTTCCCATGTTTTCTACCAATTTCAGTGACGCTTTCAAATACCTGATGATGCGCAGAAACTGGCGTCGCATTGTCCGTATTGCCTGTGGCAATAATGCAAATCCCTATATTCCCGGTTTTGAGGAGTGA